GTAGCGGTATTTTTATTGCCGTTGGTAGTGGGGACCACATTAGTTCTATAACCTTAACAAGCGGTTCCATCGTAGCTTATAACAAATGATAGGCGTATTCGTCAAAAGCACACGTTCTAAAGGTTATCCTTTTAAAGTTCTTAACGACCTTATAAGTCGTGTAGAAACTGATGGGGGTACGGTAGAGGCGTTGAGTTGTACGATGGCTAATTTTAGAATGCCTTATTTTGACTATTGGCAGACCTACCAAACAAGGGTAACGGGTGATAGTGGAGTAGTTGAGGGGGCGGATTGTTTCAACGCAGTAATAAGAGATTTGAAAGGATGAGTTTGTTAGATTTAGCGTCGTTAGTTTTAGCCCCTACGGCAACGAAGGAAGGCAAGGTTTACTCGGCTATCCCCGACACGGGACAGGGCGATATGACGTTTTCAAGAGGTAGTGCGGCAACAAGGGTTAACTCCGAAGGGTTGATTGAAAAAGAACGGGCTAACTTGTTGTTGCAATCGAATACGTTTGATACTACTTGGGCTACCAATAACGCAAGTGTAACGGGTGGACAAAGTGGGTACGATGGAAGTAGCGATGCTTGGAAAGTTGATATTTCTGCCGCCGCTGGAAAGGTTCAGCAAAGCATTTCTACAAGTGGCGTACAAACTATAAGTTTTTACGCTAAATCTGGAACATGTGATTTTGTGCGTGTTACCGTTGATGGTGGGAATGGAATATATTTCAACCTTTCAAGTGGAACAAAAGGAACTATTTTAGGCTCTATAATTGATTCCAATATTGAACAAGTAGGAGCAACCGATTGGTATCGTTGTTCAATGGCGATTAGCCAAGCAATTACAGCGTTGTCGATATATCCCGCAATCGATGACAACAACCTAACTGGCACAAGCGGCAACATCTACATCCAAGACGCTATGCTCAACAACGGCTTAGTCGCTCAACCTTACATTGAAACAACAACAACGGCAGTATATGAAGGTATAACAGATGATGTACCTCGTGTAGATTATAGCGGTGGAGGATGCCCAAGTCTTTTGCTTGAGCCACAACGGACTAATATCTTACCACAAAGTGAATATGTAAACTCTACTGATTGGATTATTGGAGCAGGTGTTACTATTACAAATAATTATGCCGAATCACCCGAAGGTGTTCAAAACGCTACGAGAGCGCAATTTGGCGCAACAGGTGTAAATAGAGTCTTTTATGATAGAGCAGCAGCAACATCTGATGCTGATAATGTTTGGAGTTTTTACATTAAGGGAACTGATGGAGAAACTATAGACTGTTATATAGATGGTAATGCAACAGGAACAGGATATTATTATTTTGGAAAGTACATTACTCTTGATGGTACTTGGCAGCGTATAGAGTTTCCATTTACACTTCCTGCAAATGCAGGTACTCAAAACTATGTTGTTCGTAGACAAGTAGGGAATACTGCTACTGAAGCATTATTTTATGGATTTCAAGTAGAGGCTTCAGCATCCTACGCAACATCCTATATACCTACCTATTCGGTATCATCGACAAGAGTTGCAGATTCTTGCAGTAAAACGGGAATCAGTGAGTTAATAGGGCAGACGGAGGGTACAATGTTTATTGAGTTTACTCGTGAAAATAATAGCGTCGGTACTTTTTCAATTAGTGCAAACAATGTTGGAACACGAATATATATCGGTACAAACGCGAGTGGGTTAATTTGTCAAGTAAGAAATGGATACGCTCAACAAGCATATTTTAGCACTGCACAAACCGAAGGTACAACATACAAGTGTGCGATTGCCTATGCCACCAATGATTTTGTTTTATATATGAATGGCACACAGATTGGCACAGATACAAGCGGCACAGTACCTGCGTGTAATACTATTCGAACTGATGACGCAGGAGGGGCGAATTTAAATCAACCTTTAAAACAAGCCCTACTATTCCCTACCCGTTTAACCAATGACCAATTAGAAGAATTAACAAAATGAGTTTATTAAATAAAGCGAGTTTAATACAAATACCAAGCGGCTATAAAGATGGTACGTTATATAGTGCCAAGCCAACCAACGGTGACGGAGATTTTACCTTTAGTCGTGGTTCTAACTTAGCGGCTACCCGTGTTAATAGTGAGGGGTTAATTGAGAAGGGGAGAGAGAATCTGTTACTGCAGTCAAATAGTTTCGATACTACTTGGACGAATGTAAATACAAGTGAAACAAGCGGACAGAGTGGGTATGACGGAACAAACGATGCGTGGCTATTAAGTAAAACCGCTCAGAGTGCAAGAATTGAACAAACTATATCTACAAGTGGTGTTCAAACTTTTAGCATTTATGCAAAAGCGGGAACATTAAATTGGATAAGATTAAATGTTTATACTGCGTGGGCTTACTATGATTTGAATAATGGGGTTGTTGGAACTGACACAAATGATATTATACAACACAATATATACGATGTCGGAAATGGATGGTATAGGTGTGAATTGGTTATAAATTTATCTGCAAATATTCTTCGTATTTATCCTGCGGAAGGCGATGGAGATGTAAGCGGAACAAGCGGTAACATACTAATTCAGGACTCCCAGTTAGAAAGCGGCTTAGTTAGTACGGACGTAATCACTACAACCACCACAACCGCACAAGCGGGTATCCTTGAGGATATGCCACGCCTTGACTATTCGGGTGGGGCGAGTTGTCCGAGTTTGTTGTTAGAGCCTCAGAGGAGTAATCTACTTGCGTATAGTGAATACTATGCAGCAGGTCAATGGGCTAATACTGATGTAAGTCTTACGACTAATCACGCCCTTTCTCCAGAAGGTAAAATGAACGCATCGCTTTGGGAGTTTACAACAACAAACACTTTGGCAAGGATTCAGTATGTTTTGGGTGGTGTCACCGTAGGTGCAACTTATACGCAATCATATTACATAAAATCTTTATCGGGTGATTTGACTTTGCGTATTGGTACAAGCGGATCAGTATCGGGTGAATTTGAAGATATAACTGCAACAAGCGAATGGCAACGCTTTGTATTTACAGGTGTTGCAAGTACTACGACTGAATACCCAAGAATCCAAAATATAAGCGGAACACAAGGAGCGCAAATTTTAGTTTACGGAGCGCAAATGGAAGCAGGAAGTTACCCCACCTCCTATATACCTACCTATGGGGCAAGTGTTACGAGAAGTGCGGATAGTTGTACGTTATTGAGTATGTCAAACAATATAACAAGTGGTATTTCTTCTGCAACTTTATTGATTGAATACGAACATACATTGGAATCCTTAAACGATGCTTTTTGCTTTGGTCAAAATAATAATTTTTATCCTACTGGACGTGGATATATATATAATCAAGGAAATGGTTTTGCTGATTCGTTTGGCGGTGGTGGATTTACTATCACGCAAGGAGCAAATACTAAAACTATATATAGGTTAAACACGCTATCAAATGCAAACATTTTCCAAAATGGAGTAAAAGGTTCAACTTTAACGGGTACTGCTTGGTCGCAAATTGACCAAATTACATTTCGTGGTGCGTTTGCAAGAATGAAAGTAAAACAAATAACTTTATTTAATGAAGCCCTAACCGATGCCGAATGTATCGAACTAACAACAATCTAAAATGTTCAGAAAATATTCATTTAAATCAGAAACAGAAGCCAACACCTTTATTGAGAATTTAGGAGTTGACGAGGAAGGTAACCCAAGCCATTCCCATAGCATCGTACGATTGGGTAATATAGTTTTAACCGAAGGCGAATACGACGAGGAAGGCGAAGTAATCAAAGAACCCGTTCTATCAAATAAGTACCACGTTGATGTACTATGGAAAGGCGAAGCCGTAAGTTCTTGGGATTCAAAGATGGTGTGGTGTCCACCGATGGGCGTTCATACGTTCGGTAGTTCAAGTGCGATTGCAGAGTGGACAGAAAAGTGCAAAGAACTTCATCCTGAATATTTCCCTGAGCCTGATGAAACTGACGTTTGAGCAATTTAAGAAAGACCCACAGAAAGCAATGATGTTCTTGATGTTATTTGCGGTTAGTGCTTTGTATATTAGAGCAGAACGTCAATCGTATTTAGCAACGGCACAATGCGAGAAAAGACTTGTTATATGTGAAAGTGAACTTATAAAGATGTCGAGGATGCTAAAGACACAAGACTCGCTATGTTCGGCATTGATAACAGAAATAAAAATATACAAACAATTAGGTAAGATATGAAGGCCGCAATCGCAATAATCGTTTTAGCCGTTATCTTGGCACTGACAACTGAAAGACCAACGCTGGAGGATAGGTGTGAATTACAAATTGCAGAGAGCCAAAAGTTGTGCGATAGTGCAAGGGCTGAATTAAAGCGAATACACGATGCGAATGAAATCTTACTTAAAAAACATTTTCCAAAATGATCGATAGAATTTTTAAAAACAAAAAAACAACCGCTTTAGGTTGTAGTATAATAATAGCATCTTTGGTATTGGTTTACCTCGACAAAGCATCATTAACCGAGGCGGGGGCATTTATAGCGGCGGGGCTTGGATTTATATTTGCAAAAGATGAACTTAAAACAAGTTAAATTTAGCGACTATTACCGCCAGGTATTCCCGAAAACCCAGGTATATTT